GACTAACTCTTACTATGCTTTTGTAGGTTTACCAAACCCCACAAGTATCGTATCAACATGGGATTCTGCTCCTCCAGCACCCATTGATAGTTTCAATAATATGAATGATTATTATGATACTATGCTTGCTGTTAAAAGAATAACTTCTGCTGATGTAAAACAAATTGTTCCAAAATTGAACTGGAGTTCTGGAACAACATATGACTACTATAGACATGACTACAGTATCTCTAATGCACCACCAAACTCTGGTGGAACATCATTATATACTGCAAATTTCTTTGTTGTTAATAGTGACTTTAGGGTTTATATTTGCTTACAGAATGGAACAACACCAGAAACACCTGATGGTAAACCATCTCTAGACGAACCAACTTTTACGGATTTAGAACCAAGAAGTGCTGGAACATCTGGTGACGGATATATTTGGAAATACTTATATAGTATAAAACCAGCAGACTTAGTTAAGTTTGATTCTACAGATTTCATGCCAGTTCCTTTAAATTGGGGAGACAATGCTGCAGATGCATCAATTAAAAATAACGCTGTAGATGGTGGAATTAAAATTGTTGTAGTTAAAAATAGAGGAACTGGTATAGGAACTGCTAACCAAACTTATACTAGAGTTCCGATTAAAGGTGATGGATTTAACGCAGAATGCACTGTTGTTGTAAACAATGATGCTCAAATAGAAAGTGTCACGGTATCTAATGAAGGATATGGATATACATATGGTAACGTTGATTTAGCTGCTGGATCAGTTCCTACTCCAACATCTCCACCAACTCTTGATGTTATTATTCCACCACCAGGTGGCCATGGTGCAGATATCTATAGAGAGTTGGGTGCAACTAATGCTTTGCTTTATGCAAGAATTGAAAATGATGCCGAAAACCCAGACTTTATAACAGGAAACCAAATTGCTAGAATTGGAATTTTAGAGAATCCTAAAGCATTTGGATCTGACCAGATACTGACATTAGACAAAGCAAGTGCTGCTTATGCTTTAAGATTAGCGGGAACTGGATATAGTTCTGTAACATTTACCCCAGACAGTTTAATACAACAAACTGTAGGAACAGGTGTTACAGCTTACGGAAAAGTCATTGCATATGATCAAACTACTGGAGTTTTAAAATATTGGCAAGACAGAACTATTGCTGGTTTTATAACTGCGACTGGTTCCGTTTCAACTGCACAAACAGCAGCTGCAGCGATCTATGGTTACAATACAACAAGATTTACTGCTGATCCAACAGCTGGTGGAAATGTAACAATCGTAGGTGGTAGTTCTAATTTATCAATAAGCACTACATTTGCAGGTCTATCTACCTCAATAAATAATAGAACATATTACCTTGGTCAATCATTTACTAAGGGAGTATCTAATCCAGAAATTGACAAATACTCTGGAAACATGATTTATGTTGATCACAGACCATCAATCACAAGATCTTCCAATCAAAAAGAAGACATCAAAATAATATTACAGTTCTAATTAACTATGGCCCAACAAACCAACCTTAACGTTTCACCATATTTTGATGATTTTGATCCGAATGATAATTATCATAAGGTTCTTTTCAAGCCTGGCTACCCTGTACAGGCAAGGGAATTATCTGGTCTTCAATCTATATTACAAAATCAAATTGAAAAATTTGGTCAACATTTCTTTAAAGAGGGTGCAAAAGTAATACCAGGTAATACTGCGTATTCCTCAGAGTATTATGCTGTAGAATTAAATAATAGTCATTTGGGAGTTCCTGTAGAATTTTATATTGATCAAATAATAGATAGAAAAATAATTGGAGCAACAACTGGTGTAACCGCAATAGTTAAACAAGTTTTAAGATCTGATAATTCTGAAAACGGTAATTTAACACTTTATATTTCATACATGTCTTCTGGTGTGGAAGATAGCACTATTAAAGTCTTTGCTGATGGTGAATTATTACTAGCAGATAGCGATATTACCTCTGGGCCTCAAAATAATGCTTTTATACCTTCTGGCGAATCATTTGCATCATGTATCGCAAACAATGCAACATCTACTGCTGCATCTTTTTCAATATCAAATGGTGTTTATTTTATAAGGGGTAACTTTGTTCAAGTTCAAGACGAAACAATTTTATTATCTCAATACGAAAATAAACCTAGTGCAAGGGTTGGTTTAAGAGTTGATGAGGATATAATTAATGCTGATGAAGATGAAACATTAGCTGATAATTCAAAAGGATTTAATAATTATGCTGCACCAGGTGCAGATCGTTTAAAAATTTCAGTAAGTTTATTTGCTAAACCCTTAGATGATTTTAATGATTCTAATTTTGTTGAACTAGCAGTCATTGATAATGGTATTTTAAGATCTCAGGTTAAAAATACACAATACAGTTTTATTAGAGATGAATTAGCTCGTAGAACATACGCGGAATCAGGTGATTATGTTACAAAAAACTTTAGTGTTTCTTTAAAAGACTCACTAAATGATAATGTTGGTAATAATGGAGTATATGAAGAGGGTCAATTTACACAAGGTGGAACTCTTGCTAATGATGACTTAGCTGTATATCAAGTGTCACCAGGTAAAGCATTTGTTAAAGGATATGAGGTTGAAACTATAAGTTCCACTTATATAGATTGCCCAAAACCAAGAACTTCAAAAAGATTAGAAGGTCAAGGAGTTGCATATAAAACAGGAAACGCTGTAAGAATGAATAATGTTCAAGGTGCACCTGAAATTGGAATTGGAAATACTTATATTGTTAGTTTAAGAGATGCTAGAATTGGTGCTGCTTTAACATCTGCTGGTGGTTCTGAAATAGGTGTTGCTAGAGTTTATGACTTTGCATTAGAATCTGGCTCTTATTCTACAACTAACAATGCCACAAATGAGTGGGATCTCTCTTTATATGATATTCAGTTATTCTCAAAAATAACTTTGAATGAACCAGTTACATTCTCGATACCAACTGAAGTTAAAGGAAAGTATAGTGGTGCTACAGGATTTTTAAGATCTGCTGTTTCTAATAGCACATCCTTGGAAGTTTATGAAAAATCTGGAGAATTTTTAGCAAATGAACCATTTATTATAAATGGTAAACCAAATAATAGAGTTGCCGTTGCAGTAACTTCTTTTGGAATGCAAGATGTAAAGTCTGTATACGGTGGCCCTGATTTAGGTGATGTTGGTTTTGTAAGACCATTTAATGGTGATGTAATACAAAGACCAGTTCTTGATTTTGGTACCGCTGCAATAACTGGAGTAAATGGAAGTACAGGAATATCCACAGTTACTAGTGAAAGTGCATTATTTCCAGGCACACTAAAAGTTGGAAATATTTTATCATTTGGTGGTGTAGGTAATCCTATTCCAACATTTGCAAGAATAACAGAAGTTAACACAAATGATGTTAAAATAACTGGTGTCACTACAGTTTCTGGTGTTGTAAGTGGTCAACTTCCATCATCATATGCAACTGCTTCTAGTTTAAAACTTCAAACATCACCTCTAGAGAGATCTTCGGAGACTCAGTTATATGCTTTAATGCCAAAAACATTCATTTCAGATGTTGATCTTACCGATTCTACTTTGACAATTAGGAAGAAATTTGATGTTGATGTTTCTATAAATCCAAACAATGGATTAGGTCAACTATCTGCTGAAGTAGTTGCTGGCACTAATGAAAGTTTCTTACCTTTTGATGAAGAAAGATATATCTTTATGAAAGCTGATGGATCAACTGTTCCGTTAAGAGATAATATGTTTCGATTCTCTGCAGGTAATACAATTTTACAAATTAGAGGTTTAGGAGCTGCAGCTTCTGGGTGTGTTTTGATAACAACCTTGAAAAAAACTAAACCCACTGCAAAAATAAAGAAATTAGATCGTGTAAATTCTATTGTTGTCAACTATTCAGATAATTCAGCGTCAGGAATTGGTGCTACAACTCTAAATGATGGTCTAAATATCGGAAATTTCCCTATAGGAACAAGAGTTCAAGATAAGAGAATTGTATTGAATAATGCAGACGTTGTTAAGATTCATGGTATTTTTGAATCTCATAATACTGCAGAAGCAACTGCACCGAAGATGACATTAACATCTTTGAATGGCCCATCAGGAAAAACAACAGACCTTGTTATAGGTGAGCTAGTAATTGGTCAGGAGAGTGGTGCTGTGGCAATTGTAGCTGAATCAACAACAGATGCTCAAATTACATATATTACACAAAATGAAACTGCTTTTGATGAAGGTGAAATTGTAGATTTTAAAGAATCAAATATTCAAGGTTTAATTACAACTTTAGATAATCCTAGTAAAAATATATCATCAAACTATACTTTTAACACAGGTCAACGAGGCACATTTTATGATTATGGATTTATTACAAGAAAAACAAACGCTAAAGCACCCAAAAAACAACTAAAAATATATTTCATGAATGGCTTCTATGAGTCAACTGATGAGGGAGATATTACTGTAAGAAATTCTTATGGCAGTTGGAATTACAGTAAAGAAATTCCAATGATTAACAATGAGTATGTAACAGACACCATTGATATCAGACCAAAAGTAGATACTTATACAGTTCTTCAAAACGTAAGATCTCCACTTGAATTTTTTGGAAGATCATTTACCACTGCAGGTGGTTCTGCTAAAAATATTTTAGCATCTGATGAAACTATAACTGTCAACTTCTCTCATTTTGTTGGTAGAGTTGATAGAATTTTCTTAGATCAAACTGGAAGATTTCAAGTTAAATATGGTGATCCGTCAGAAAAAAGAGAGAGACCAACTGGAATTGATGATGCCATAGAGTTGGCAAGCATTATTTTACCACCATACTTATTCCAACCAAGACAAGCAAGAATAGATTTCTTAAAGTATAAGAGATATAGAATGAAAGATATTAAGGATCTTGAGGATAGAATCAAGAACCTCGAATATTATACTTCTCTATCTTTACTTGAAACACAAACATCACAAATGTTTGTTCCTGATGCTGATGGATTGAATAAGTTTAAGTCTGGATTTTTTGTTGATAACTTTACAACTCTTAAAGCACAAGAAACCAATGGATTTAAGATAAAAAATAGTTTAGATCCTAATCAAAATGAAATGAGGCCTCAGCATTATTGCACTTCTTTAGATTTACAGCCAGGGCCTGTTGAAAATGTTCCATCTGGAACAGATCTTGCATTCTTAAATGTTGAAGGAACAAATGTTATAAAACAAAATGACGTAGTTACACTTGCATATACAGAAGTTGAATGGTTAAGCCAACAATTTGCTACTAGAACAGAAAGTGTTACACCATTCTTAGTTAGTTTCTGGCAAGCAACAGTTAAATTATCTCCACAGTCAGACACATGGACAGACACTGCAAGACTTGATGCAAAAATAATTCAACAAGAGGGTAACTTTGCTGGTGTCATGGCACAAGCTATGCAAGAGTTTGGAGTTGATCCACAAACTGGTTTATCACCAATACAATGGAATGCTTGGGAGACAACATGGACTGGAAAGGAATTTGATGATCGTAAAGAACAAAGAAAGGAAGTAACAGGTACATCGACTCAAGAAGAAATTATTAAAGCAGGTTGGATTAACGGTGGATCTGGAGTTAACCACTCACAAATGGTTACTAGAACAGAAACAACTACCTTTGAAGATACGATTCGTGACACTTACAAACTTCAAGATCAGGTTAGATCTGGAACAAGAAAATTTGTTACCGAACAATTTGATAATGAATCAATCGGAGATCGAGTTGTAAGTCGTGATGTTATCACTAATATGCGTTCCAGAAACGTTGAATTTAGAGTAACAAAATGCAAACCACTTACACAATTATATGCCTTTTTTGATGGTGTTTCAGTTACTAAATATTGCACTCCAAAACTATTGGAAATTACAATGGAATCTGGAACTTTCAAAGTTGGGGAGACTGTTGTAGGAACAATGGCAGGTTCTGGTGTGCCAGCTGAAGGAACAGATACTCCTGCGATTAGATTTAGAGTAGCACAGGCAAATCATAGAGCAGGCCCATACAATTCTCCTACAGAAGTTTTTGCTAAAAATCCATACATCTCACAAGTTGGTGCAACTGGTCTTGAAACATTCTTGGGAACACCAGGTACTGTTCAACTTGCATCCACAAGTGGTGGTGCTACTGATATGCCAGCAACATATTCTTCCACATCCACTATTTTAAATGTTGATACAAAATCTTTATCAGATCAACCACAAGGAGACTTCTTTGGATATGTTAAAGGTGGTATGGAACTTAGAGGGGAATCTAGTGGTGCTACAGCAGTTGTTAGGGCAAGAAGATTAATTTCTGATCTTGGTGCAAATTTAATTGGTAGTTTTTATATTCCAAATCCTAACAGTGGTAATCATCCAAAGTTTGAAACAGGAACTAAAACATTTACGATGATTGACAACACTTCAAATGATCAGGAAAACACTGATACTTTTGGTGAAGATACTTACACTGCATCTGGAACATTAGAAACAGTTCAAGAAAATATTATTTCTACTAGAAACGCTGTTATTCAAACAAGACATACAAAAGACGAAAGATCAACTAGACAACTAACTGGGTCGAGTGTTATAAAGACAGAGGCAATTAGCTCTAAAGATCAAGTCACAGGTGTTGAAAATGTTTGGTATGATCCATTAGCACAATCTTTCCAAGTTACAGAACTTGGTGGTATATTTGCCACTAGTTGCGATGTTTATTTCCAAACTAAGGATGATATGGATATTCCGATGACATTCCAACTCCGAACGATGGAAGGGGGAGTTCCGACGCAGAAAATTTTACCATTCTCAGAAATTATTAAATCACCAGATCAAATACAGGTGTCACAGAACGGAACTGTCGCCACTAGATTTAATTTTGAAGCTCCAGTATATCTTGAAGGTGGTGGAACTGAATATGCAATATGTTTAGCATCATGGTCAACTAAGTATAAAGTTTTCATATCTAGGATTGGAGAATCTGATTTGCTGACTGATGAATTTATATCGCAACAACCATATTTGGGATCATTGTTTAAGTCGCAGAATGCCTCTACTTGGGATGCTTCACAGTGGGAGGATCTTAAATTTGTAATTAACAAAGCTGTGTTTGAAACCAGTGGAACAATGGAAGTATATAATCCAATTTTATCTGAAGGTAATAACCAAGAAGCTAAATTACAACCAAATTCAATCAATATTAATTCAAAACAGATTAGAGTTGGTATTGGAACATCTCTAGCGGATAATGTTCTTACTTTAGGAAATACAATTAATCAACTAGCAGTAAGCGATGGAACTACTGATTTTAGTGCTTCATCAAACGCATCAGGTAATTTTGTAGGTAGTGCAGGTATTGGAACAGGTAGCATGGGAATTGCTAATGCTGGTTTAGGATACTCTCCTGCATCTGGAACTGGGTTACATGTTGGTGTTGCTCTCACTAACATAACTGCTGGTGGTGACTTTATGACAGCAGATGTGGTTGTTACTGATGGTGGTATATCATCAGCAAGAATTATAAGCTCTGGTAGTGGATTCCAACAAGGTGATGTTCTTGGAATAACAACACTCGGAAATTCAAACGATTCTGGTAGAAATGCAAGATTATCTATTGTTTCAATCGGTAGAACAGATGAACTTATATTGGATAATGTTCAAGGTGATTTTGCTCTGAATGGATTATTAACATATACTCATCCAATCACTGGTTTAACAACTACTTTAAACACGACCACATATGGAGGTCTTGGAAGTTGCAGAGCAGAGAAAATTACAGAAACAAGTGATGGTTTACACTTCACAGTTGATCATAGAAATCATGGTATGCATCATGAACAAAATAGAGTTCACATCAGTGGCGTTGATTCTGATGTTGCACCTGCTAAATTAACATTACAAGTTGGTAAGAATTCTACTTCAGCAATATCTATTGACAGCACTGATAACTTTACAACATTTGAAAACGTTGCTGTTGGAGCAACTAATCCTGGTTACATACAAATTGGTGCTGAAGTAATTAGCTATACAGGTGTTTCTGGTGGATCGCTCACAGGAATAACCAGAGGTGAAGCTAGGGTAAAACATAAGAAAGGAAAACTTGTTCGTAAGTATGAATTAGGTGGAGTATCTTTAGCTAGAATTAATAGAACTCATTTATTAAGTGAGGTTACAGATAGAGATCCTAATCCAATTACATTTGATAGTTACACTATTAAATTAAATACAGGTGCATTGACCCTCACTGAAAGACAAGCACTTGCAGTTGCTGATCCTGTTTTAGATAGACAAA